CTAACGCAAGGGAGAGTATATAAAGACTTTGATAGAGATAAGCACGTTGTTGAACGTCCCGATCTAAAGAACGAAGGGTTGCCGATTGGTATTGGTATGGACTTTAATGTTGATGCTATGAGTTCAGAGGTCTTTTATATAGGACCTAATTGGATACACGTATTTGATGAGGTAAGATTAAAGAACGCAACAACGTATGATATGGTTGAAGAATTAGTAAAGAAATATCCAGAAGCTAAAATCTTTCCGGATGCAAGTGGTAGTGCTAGAAAATCGTCCGCAGTAAATAGTGACCATTATATTATTAAATCTAATCCGGGATATAGTATATCAGTACCTAAAGCTAATCCGCCTGTACGTGAGCGTGTTAATTCAGTAAATAAGTTAATACGTGATGGCAACTTCTCTTGTGAGAACTGCCCAAATCTTATTATGGACTTTGAAAGAAACGTCTGGTCTGGAAATGATATAGATAAAAGAGACAGTACACAGTCACACGCATCAGATGCAATGGGTTATGCGATTAATCGTCTGCATCCGGCGACTAGAAAGATTATGGAAAGTGTAAGATGGTAGCATTTATCTTAGGGATGTCAATAGCGATTAACTGTGTATTTATAGCATTGTGGATATATGGAATAAAAATGGATAAAAAGATTAAAAGGGAAGCACAAGACTTAATTAATAACGCTCAAATTATGAGTTTCAATATGGACAAGAATTGGATGTATGAATGATGACAGTTAATGATGTAGTGTTGCCCGATCTATCGCAGCAGATAGTTCTTGAATCTATACGCACAGCACAAAAGAATTTAGAGGACCAAGAGAACGCAGAACGTGATACAGCTTTAGACTTTTATTATCACAGGCACGTGGATCAACATATAGAACAATGGTTCTCCCCCTCTACATTAGAGCAGATACCGGCTTTTCCACAGAAGATTGTGCCACGTTTTGCACGTGCAAGGAATATGATCTATAAGAATCCACCTAAACGTATGATAAACGGAGAGTCAGCAGATGAGTATATGGCATTGGCACATCATTTAGATACAGTAGCACGTGAGTATAACGAGACAGCGTGGCTCACAGGCTCTATGGCTTTTCGTACTAAGTACGTTGGTGACAAGTTAGATTATGATATTATTCCACATTACAAAAGATATTACGTTGAAGGTGATTCACGTCCCTTTGGTGTATCGTATGAGGTAGGTAGGGATGCAAAGAACAATCGTGTATTTGTATTCTGGTCAGAAGCAAGGGATGGAGTACCCGGTATTCATTTAAAGTTTGACCAAGCGGGTAGGACAATACAAGTCAATGAAGATAACATCAATCCGTACTCAATTATGCCTGTGACCTTTATGGATTACAAGCAGAGTGCATCAGACGTAGTAAGAGCAGCCATTCAAATAGGCATCGCTAATACAGAGATAGCATTAGCAACACGATTTGCGTTTGGTCAGCCTGTGGCAACAGGGATAGAGGAAGCTACACGTATGAAGCTTGGCATTGATCGTGTCCTTCTAATGCCACAAGATAGTTCATTTTCTTTTGTATCAAGTCCGGCTAATCTTGCACAAATGATTGATGTGGCTAAGTCTTTTGCTAATCAGACTGCTATTAATAATCACTTACGTATTAAGTGGGACGAGTCGGGCAATGCACCAAGCGGTGCTGCATTACGTTTAATGGAAATGGAGAACCTTGAGTCAAGAATATCAGACATACCTAAATGGAGAGATTGGGAACACGAACGATATGAAGTGGATAGAGAAGTATTGCGTGTACATACAGGCAAAGATATGGGCGAGAATTATTCGGTGGATTTCGCAGAAATAGAATTTCCAACAGATCAGAAGCAAGAGTTTGAACGATTAGAATTTATGATGGCTAAAGGCTTAATGGATAGAACAGACCTTATCAAGTATTTTAATCCAGACATAACAGACGAGGATTTAAAGAAGCTTATGGATAGAGTGGATGAGAATAAGAAGCTTGAAGCGGAGGCACAGACACCAGAGCAACCAGAGCAACCAATATTTGAAGGATTAAAGAGACTTGGCACAGTTAGTTCTTAATCATATTGCTAAGATAGATGAATTGCAAGACGAAGTAATTCAGAACGCAGATAACATCTTACCGGCAATAGACATAGATGAAATGCTCAAGGATACCGAAGGATATTTGTTAGGTCTTAGTCTATCGTTCTTAAATGAACACGTGGACGAGATAGAGAAGGGTGCGAAGCAAGGCGATAAGTTTGCAACAGAGATATTAAAGAATAGTGGCTAAAACAGCAATAACAGTAACAAAAAACTTTGATTTAAATAGAATCAACCTAGACTTGACTAAAGAATTAAATACTGCGGGGCAGATTGTACGCAAAGACCATTTTCAAAGATTAGAGCAAGGTTTAGGTGTCAAGGGTGCTTTAACACCTTCAAAGAAAGCCACAGGCAAGACATTAGTTAGAACAGGCAAGATGCGTAACCTCGTGGTTGATAAGGCTACTAAGGCGAAGCAAGAAGTAAATATACATCCGGGAGAAAAACAGACATATCCAAACTCTAATGTAACGATGTCGGATGTTGGTGGATTTCATCAAGAAGGTGCGGGGAATCTTCCAAAAAGAGAATGGTTTGGTATTACTAAGAAGGCAGAAAAAGATATTATAAAGATGGTTGAATTAGAAATCGAAAGACAAATAAAACGTGCCTAACCTTCAAGCGACTATATCCAATCAATTAACTGCAACGGCTGCACAGACTACATTGTCTATACAAGAATTAGTTACAACAATGAAAGCACAGGGTATGGCAGACCAAGCTATACGTCAAACATTATTAAATGACCTTAATTCTGGCGGACAGTTGTTTGGTTCGTTTAAAAACAAGCTAAAGAACACAGTAAAGAATGGTGTAGAGTTAAACGCAAAAGATGCTGTTAATAATAAATACAAAGATTCTGGTGTTCAAAACTTCCAATGGATTTCAGTTGGCGATAAAAGTGTGTGCGTTGATTGTGAGGGGAGACATAGAGAGACAGGCACATTAGAGTTCTTTGAAACAATAGGACTTCCGGCTTCTGGCTTTAGTATATGCCAAACAAATTGCAGATGTCAATTAGTACCAGAGGATTATGAAGGCGAGAATCTTGACAAGCCGTTGATTAGAGATAAGAAAATAAAAAAACCATTATATACAAATACAAAACAAGCAGAAAACTATATACAAAAAAAATTAAACTTGCGAGATAATAGAGTTTCTTTTAATGGTTTAGAAATGGATGCTGTCAATGATGCAACTGAAGCCGTCGAAGAAATATATAAAAAAACAGGGTTAAAATTTTGGTCAATTAAAACTGTAACTAAAAATAAAAGTTGGAGTGCTGCATATAGTCGTTTTGGAAATGAATTAAAACTTAATACAAGGAACGCAAAAAGCAATATTATTTACAAAACAAAAGCAAAAAAATTAGATGACATCTATGAAAAAAGAATTTTAGATAGTGAAAAAACAATTTCAGAATTAAAAGAAAAATTAAGGGTATCTCCTAACAAGTCTTTAGCGTTAGAACTAAAAAGAATTGAAAACGAAATAGATGAATTAAAAAAATATTCACGAAGCAATGTTGCAAACAATATTAAAGAAGTTGTTTATCACGAATCGGGACACGGCATACAAGCGGGGAGACACCTCCCACAAGAACAAGTCGTGGAGTGGAGAAGAAGAATTAATAAAGCGGCAGAAAACGGATACAGTTCTGAATGGAAATATAAAATTTCAAGATATGGTGCTGAAACTAATGATATTTTAGGAAGTCAAACAGCAATCGGCAAAAAAGATAAGTATGGAGAATTTATTGCTGAAAGTTTTTGTGCTTATATGAAGGGCGAAAGGTCAAATATATTTCCAGAATTGTTAAAATTATTTGACGAAGCATCGGGTAAATAAAGAATTAACTAACTCAAACAAGAGGTTAAAATGGAAGAACAACAAGTCGAAGTCCAAGACGTAAAACAGGACACCGCTGATACTGCAAGTGAAGAAAAGCAGCCCGTCAATCAAGTTCCTTATGCACGATTTAGTGAATTGGTGGACGAAAAAAACACGTTAAAGGTTGAACTAGATTCTATTCGCAAAGAAGCGAAGGAACAAGCCGAGTCACGTAAGCTAAAAGAAATGGAATCAAAAGGCGAGTATGATAAGATTATGGCTGATATGAGTTCCAAGCTAGAAGTTGCACAGACTAAGGCTAATGCTTTTGACGAATACCAAGTAACTAAACGGGAGTCTTTACTTTCTAAGTTACCAGAAGAAGATCGTGCAATTTACGATGGGTTACCACTTGAGAAATTGGAAGCTCACGTTGAAAAAGTCAATACGACACCTTCACCGGCTTCGGTTGATAACTCTAAACCAACAGAAACAGGCGGATATGCTTCGTTTGAGGAATGGGCGACACTTGATCCACAAGGATACAAGAAGGCGAACAATTCTCAATCTTCGGGTGATATCAAAATTGGTTATGGCGACTGATTTTTTTAAACAGAAACTCGATCCAAACAATGACCTTCAACACAAGAAGGTTGATGGCGGAGAAGATATTGAATGTACTTACAAAGGTTCTAAGGTCAATTATGACGATTATCTTGACATTCACGAAGAACGTGGGGAGCGAGTACAAAAAGGCAAGAAGCCAGATAGTATTGGTGTGTTTAGTGGTTTTGGACCGGGAACATTGAAGAAGCCGTATGATGACTAAAATCTTTAATTACATTAAAAGGAGTTTAAGCAAATGGCTTTAACTAATACCTCGACTGCTGCCGGTGGACTCGGAAGAACCATTGGTGATGCGGTCATAGCGTTCAATCACGTGAACGTAATGTATCCACTTGTAACTGTAAAACAGGCTGCAAGAGGATCAAATCACGTACAATTCTCTGATTGGACAAAACTTACATCTGGTGATGTGAGTGCTGCAACACAAGCAACTGCAACAACTGCGGTAGCGATTACAACAGCAGCAAGAACAGCAACTATCTCAGAACACGTAATCGAGTCACAAGTTAGTGATCTAGTATTAATGGGTTCTGGCGATGACGTTGTTGGACAAGCCGGACCAGCTTTAGGAAATGCTGTTTCCGCTAAATTAGACGACGATCTTGTAGAACTTGGTAAAACCTTTTCACAGACTGAATGTGGAGCGGGTTCTTCTCTTGCTTTATCTCATATCTTCGGATCAATGAGACAACTTAAAGCAGCCGGAGCGCCTATGCCTTATTCTTTAGTTCTATCTCCAAAGCAAGTTTGGGGCGGAAAAGGAATCATATCTTTGCTACATAACACAGCATTAGATACTGCGGGTTCAAGCACAACTGATACTGCAACTGCACGTCCAATTGGAATGATGGGTGGAAAAGGCGAAGAAGCATTTCAAACAGGATATGTTGGTAGTATTGCCGGATTTAACGTGTACTGGTCAGATCAAATTGATGAAAATGTGAGCAGCGGCGGCGATGCAGCAGGGTTCGCATTTAGTAAAGGTGCAATCGGTCTTGGTGTTGGTGCAGAGGGTTTATTCCGTGTAAGAACACAAAGAGAAGAATCAGAACGTATGACTAAGTACGTTTGTACAGGATTCTGGGGACAAGTTGAGATTAAAGATGCTTATGGTGTTTACGTACTAAGTGACGTTTCTTAACCTAACTGATTAACGTAACAGGGCGGTTTAATTACCGCCCGTTACAAACGGAGAAGTATTATGAGTAAATTTTTTAAAAAAGCGAGTGGCATAGTTTTTAAGTATGATGAAAAAGTACACGATATGAAGTCGCTTAAAGATAGATTTGAAGAATGTGATGAGAATGGTGAGAAGATTAAAGCTGAAGTAAAAGCCAAAAAGGCTAAAAAATAATTTAAACCAAAATGCCTATGAGAATGACCGCTCGGCAAGGTATTAAAGGAGAAACAATATGTCAATGAGAGAATATGCAGTCGTAGAGGCTCAAAATGTAGCGATGGGACAAGCCGGAGCAATATTTGTAAACGGCACAACAGCCGTCACTTGTGGTGCGGGTTCTGGGGTATTTGTTGCAATTCAGTTTACGGAAGATACAGTATTTGCTTCTGGAAGCGGGGGACTTGTAGCAGAAACAGAACAATTATTTCCAGACGATACAGGAACAGGAACATTAATTGATGCCAATGGTGGGGCAGCGATAGATGGTGAAACATTTCCGCAAGGAATGACGATTTATGGAAGATATACAGGGTTTACTTTAGCATCGGGTGCGTGTATAGCGTACGTAGGTTAATGTTAAAACTAGGATTATCAGTACGGACATTACCAAACCAAGTAGCACGCTTGGCTAGAGATTTATGGATTAAGATTAATGACACTTGGAATTTAGAAGAACGCAAGTGGGAAAATATAATTTAAGGAGATTTTAAAATGGCAGCTTTAGGCTCACAAAGTATCGCTTCATCGTACGAACAGTTATTGCACGTAGATAGAGATGGTGGCGGTAATACAACAACGCACGTCAGCGTAAAAGATGGCGACAACGGAACAACTTTTGGCTTCACTATTGCATCAGATGCTTTAATGATGTCAAGCACCAACCGATTAGAGTTTGGTGATACAGGAACTTATATACATCAATCAGCAGATGGTGTACTTGATCTGGTTTCAGATACAGAAATAGAAATAAACGCAACGACTATTGATATGAATGGTGCGGCTGATTTGTCGGGCAATCTTACAATTGGCGGTGATATTGATGCTAATGGAGATTCAAATTTTCAAGGTGATATTACAACACAATCTAAAGTATTAATTGCTGCTTCTGGTCAAGGTGTTTTTGGTGCGGCTGATGGCAATACAGGAATAAGATGGGAAGGTTCTGATGTTCTCGCATTTGATACGGCTGGTAATGAAAGACTAACTATTGATGCAAATGGAAAACTAGGAATTGGTGTAAATGATCCAGAGTCTGAATTAGAGATTAGTGGCAGTACACTTGGAAAAAAACTTTTTATTGACCATACATCAAGCACAGCAAACAATTGTTTTGGTGCAGAAATTCTATTTAGTGCGGCAGCACCAAATGATGCCACAAGAACTTTTATTAAATGTGCAGATAATAGTGCTACAAGAGCTTCAATCCGCTCAAATGGTGGCATTGCTAATTTTCAATCAAATGATGCGGATTTATCTGATGAAACAGTTAAAAAGGATATAGTTGATGCTCCTAATTGCCTTGATAAAATAAACCAAATAAAAGTCAGAAACTTTAAATATAATGACCAAACAGATAACAGAAACTTGATTGGTGTTATCGCTCAAGAGATTGAATCTGTTGATAGTTCTTTGGTTGATAGCTCTGAAGATTTAAAAAGAGTTTATAATAAAGATATTATGTTTATGATGTTAAAGGCTATACAAGAACTTTCCGTAAAAGTGGAAGCATTAGAAGGATAAAACAAAAGGGAGGCATTATGCCAGAAAAACGATTGGAACAGCTAAAAGCAGAACGTGAAAATCTTAATATGAGAATTTCAGAAATTAATTTTCTTATACAGGGATACGAAGCTGCACAAAAAGCGGAATCGGAAAAAAAAGATAAGAAAGAATCTAAAAAGTGAACAAACCACAAATCGATGAATACCGATTAGATATTGTAGATAGATTGGCACGTATTGAATCAACAATGCAGTCAATACATAAAGAAGCTAGAGATACAAAGCTTGAAATACAAATGCAGAACGGACGAGTAAGAAAGTTAGAAGGCGGAATGGCAGCGATACAAGGAATCGGATCGGTAGTAAGCATCGTGTTTGGCGGTTTTATTGCATACCTATTTAGGAGATAATATGAGCGATTGGTTTAATTGGACAAATTTCTTTTACTTAGCCGGAATTATGGTTGCGGGTGGGGCAACATTTATTGGGTTAAAATACAAGAAATTAGTCGATGAAATAAAAGAAGTCTTTAAAGTTTTGCAAGAAGCTTATGAAGATGGAAAACTTGATAACGATGAACGAAAAAAGATAATGAAGGAAGTTTTGGACGTATTAGGTGCTTTAATGAAGATTGCTTGGAAATAAAGCTGATGACATTCGATGAAATAATTGACAATGTACTTGAATCTGAAGGTGGGTATGTCAATGATAAGAATGATGCGGGTGGAGAAACTAATCTGGGTATCTCGAAAAGGGCATACCCAGACTTAGATATTAAGAACCTAACCAGAGAACAAGCCAAGCAACTTTATTACCAAGATTATTGGACACCTTCAAAGGCTGATCAATTGCCAACACAACTGCGAGAAATTTATTTTGATATGGTTGTAAACTTTGGAAGGAGAGGGGCGGCAAAGGTATTACAACAAGCTTGTAATGGAAAAAACACATACAAAATTAAAGAAGATGGAATGGTTGGAAGTGCAACGATAAGTGCTGCAAAGAATTTAGAGCCAGACAGATTAAGAGCATACAGAGTATTAAAGTTTGCTAAGATTGTAATAAAAAAACCAACACAGGAAAAGTTTTGGTTTGGATGGTTTAGGAGAGCGATTAAGGTATGACGTTAGGCGATTCCATACATATAATAAAAGACAAAGCTAAAAGCATTGACCTTAATACGCTTTATGAAAATCCAGAAGTTTACTTTAACGATTTGGTTGTTTTGATTAATGCAATAAATGAAATGGAAGAACCGACACCAATTAATTTTAATGATATAAAGAATAGGACACATCAAGCGTGAGTACATACGAAGCCACTTATTGTGACACAAATACAGATTTACAATACATAGAACCGAATATAAACAACTACAATCTAAGAAGGGTGATACCTAGCGATTGGGTTTCTTCTGCTACAACTGATTTATACTATCTTTATTCTGCCGGATACGTAACTCAATTGTTTTACAATGGTGAAGAAATGACTTCGGTTACAGATACACCGAATGCAAACAAAGAATTTAATTACAATACAAGCACAGGACTGTTAAGCTTCTTTCTTGAAAATTCATCAACATCGCTTTTAAATAGTGCAGTTATAGAAGCGGGACGTGATTGGTATGATACAAAAGTAGAAGCAGTTCGTAAAGCAAGTGACTTTGTGCGTAATGTATTGCCTGTTCCTATATACCCAAGAAAAGGTGTAGGAATGGCTTCTGCTACGGGTAATGATTATCCAGAGATTGTAGTAAGAAGTACAGCAATTATTGCTTGTGCAGATTTAGTTAGACCTTTTGACAAAGATAAAGGCGATGAGATAATGGCGATGGCTATGAATCCAGAAGGTACAGGCTATCTTGATATGATTCGTAAAGGTGAGATTGCTTTATCACAAGATGAAGGCTTGGCTAAAAACTCTGGTATAATTAGAGAAGTATCAATTAACGCAAGTACAACGGGATCAATCATTGATGTACGTGGCAGACCAACAGCCGTATGGGATGTAATAAAAATTGTTATTAGTACAGCCGGTACATTTACAAGTGGCTCTGCTTCTGGTGTTAAATATGATACCTTTATTTCAGATGACACAAGCTTAAAAATAGACAAGTCAAGTGATGCAGAAGTTATTGATGGCAACTTTCAAGATGTAGGACACGGGATGCAAGTAAGATTTTCACCGGGTGTTTATACAATAAACGATGAATGGGAACTAGAAATATCTGGTGAATTAGATTCACGGACTTTAGCAGTTAAACACGCAACAGCAGAAAGAATTTAATGGCTTTAAATGTACAATCTCCACTTTGGGCTGAAACGCATAAACTGTGGAACGCTGAAACTGAAGTATTTGGATTTGCAACAAACGATGCTGATAGCTATGCTAATGTAGTTTATGAAAACGTAATAGAATCTTTACAGGACCTTATCCGTAAAGAGTTTCAAATTCCTGTTATTGACGAGCATAAAGGCAATCAGTCTTTTGTTATTGATCCACAGCAAGATACATTTATTGAGTTTATATCTTCTGGGCAAACAAGAAGCTATGATGTTAATATTATTTATACTCTAATGCGTGGCGGTGGATATAAGAATGTTAAAACACAATTGACAAGCACCGCAGAACATTTAAAAAGATTAATTCATAACAATACAAGTTATTCACCTTCTGGTGTTTATAAATATCACGATGGTAGGATTGAAACAGTTACATACGAACAAGATGAAGAAAATTTAGATGTATGGAGAGCTAACTTATCTTTTAACTGTACAGTAACAGAAATATTTGTATGAAGTATAAAATAAGTAAAAAAATTGCTGAAAAATTAGAAAATGGCGAATCGGTTAAGATCAAAAGTCCACCAAAGCAATTAATTGATGGTGGATATATAATAAAACAAAAAAAGGGAAATAAATAATGGCGGGTTTAGACAAAACAGTTTATTCCGGTAAACAATTTGAATCGTATATATCCTTGCAGTCAGATGCTTTAGGGACAAATGATGTATCGGGAACGCTGTATAAAATAAGAACACCGGAAGTTAATGACATTGACTATTCTGCCGGTTCAACCTTTGCAGATGCAGTTAGATCGGGACAAAGAGTGCAAAGACCAACAGATCATATTGCTACATTTAAAGGTGGTACTTTCACTTGGTCTTTTAGTGACTATGCAGTAGAAAATGAAGCAGCTTTACAAATGTTGCTACAATTAGTATCTGAAGATTCAAGTCCTTCCGGAACAGTTGCAATTACAGGAAATCAAGGTACAGTTGCTTACGAAGAAGGTGCGACAACAGGCGAATATGCTTGTGTTGTTATATCTTCTCCAGATGCAGATGAAGATAAATTAATGTTTTCTTCTATATTGCAAGAATTGACACTATCAATGGATCCGACAGTAAACGGCGGACGACTTACTGCTTCTGGTACATTTTTTAGTGGTTATCAGCCGGTAGTTGGAACAGAAGGAACTTCTGCTGATGCAACTACTGTTGATTACACAAAAGGATTTTTTGATTGTACTACAATGAGTATTGGCGGTGACGATGTGGTTCTAAATAACTTTAGTGTTACAATCTCTAATCCGGCACAGCGTGTAGGTTATTCTACTGTTAATTCAATAAGTCACGAGCCTTCTGCTTATATGCGTGGGGGAATGATTGAGGTTACAGGAAGCGTATCAGCGAAATTAGATGACAACGTAACAGATACAATTGACGACTTTAGGGATGGAACTTCTGTAAATATTAGCATAGGCGATGGATCAGCGATTGACTTTGATATTCCAACTGCTAAATACACAGGATACACCCATACCAATACTGATAGTGGAGTGTTTATTGATTTGCCGTTTAAAGCGACAGCAGACGGCTCAAACGCTCTAATTACAATAATAGCAACTTAATAAATCGGGAGGCGAAATGATTATTGAGATAAACAAAAAAGAGTGGGACGTAAATGATTGCACGTATGCACAAAGACGTGAATTGCATAAATTAAATGCAAAAGTCTGGTGGAATGGCAAGATGGATGTGGAAGCATATTACGAAGTTTTAGAAAAAGTTGGTGATATTGCGGGAGTTGGTGAAAATAACTTTAAAGATATGGAAATGGCAAAAGTCGATGAAGTTTTACAAGCAATATTTTTAGAATACTTAGGTATTGAACCGGCAAAAAAAGATTCCGGGGGTTGAGCCTAGCGGTTTGGTGTTGGCATTTTGGAACACCAGAACCACGTGATATATATAGAAGCCTCCCCTATACTGTGGCGAAGCTCCCGGTTACTTACAAACACGAGCCTGTGAGAGTGCAAACGATTGAAGATATTTGGGACATAATAGATGAAGTGTGTAAATCAAGCAAGGAATTTACTGATGGTCAAATACTTTTTTATTCTGTTCCCTTCTTTGCAGATTGCAGTTTATTAATTGAAAATTGGATGATGGATATGATTAATGAATATAATTATACTACTAGGTTCAATATTTCTCTTGGTGAACTTGATAAAATTTCAACTCATCGACTTGATTGTTTCTCAATTATAGACAAAGAAATGAACGCTTGTATGCAAGAAAAAGCAAAGAAAGAATCAGATGGCTGATAAGAAATTAAATATTAGAGTCCGTGCCGAAGGTGCGAAAAAAGCTAAAGAAGATTTAAAGGGTGTTGAAGGCGGAATAGCAAAAATGGGGAAGGCGGCGGCAAAAGTTGGTGCAGCCTATTTTGCAGCTAAAGGATTAATAAGTGGAATGAGCAAGGTTGTTGAATTAGCTGCCGAACAAGAACTTGCTGAAAGAAAATTGTCAATTGCATTAGGCAGAACATCAGAAGGTTTATTAAGTCAAGCTAGAGCATTGCAACAAGTTTCAACCTTTGGTGATGAAGCAATAATTGGACAACAAGCTTTTCTTGCTTCGCTTGAATTTTCAGAAGCACAAATAAAAAGCATTATTCCTGTTGCAATGGACTTGGCTTCTGCTACCGGAATGTCGCTTGAGTCAGCCGTAAGAAATACAGCTAAAACTTTCAGTGGATTATCGGGCGAACTTGGTGAATTAATACCGCAATTAAGAGGTCTAACTGCAGAACAAATGAAAGCCGGTGATGCAGTTAAATTAATGTCTGATCTCTTTGAAGGACAAGCTGAAGGTCAAACGCAAACATTAAGTGGCTCAATTCAACAAATGAAAAACGCTTGGGGTGATGCGGCAGAAGCATTAGGTGATATATTCGCACCCGCAATTATTAAAGTAACAGGTCTTTTAAAAGATGCTGCAAATTCAGCTTCAAATGCTTTAAGAGCAATTAAAGACTTTTTTGGCGGTGAAGATGAAAAGTCGATTGAAGAACAAATTTTAGCAACAAAAGGAAAAACCTTAACAATAAGAAAGCAAGAATTTGAACTAATGAAATTACAGACTGTTCCTGTTGTTACTATTGCAAAAGAAAGCCAAAAAGCCGCAGAATGGACAGCACAAACAGCATCTTCGCTAATGACTTCAGCATTAATGGGTGACAATGTAAGCGAATCATTAAAACGTGCAGTTATACAATTAGGACTTATGGTTGCACAAGCTAAAATATATAATGCTGTAATGAACGCTGGAGGTATTTTTGGCGGTGGTGGTTTAATTGGTTCTGCTGTAAACTTTCTTTTCGGTGCATCACCAACACGAACTGCACCAAGTGCAATGGGAGCTTCTAACGCAAAAATTACAATTAATCAAAGCTTTGGCGGTATGGGTGTTATTGATCATAACTTTGCAGCTAACAGTATTATTCCGGCTATCAACAAAGCGATAAGCACCGGACAGGCGAGGATAAATTAATTGTTATCATTCGATACAGCTTTAACGAGTGCATTAGCCAATGCAAATACAACTTCGTTTTGGGTACTAAAATTATATTATAATGATGAATCTGCTTTTATTGGTGTAAGCGATAGACATAGACAAGACGGCACGGATATATATTATGGTATTGTGGCAAATTGGGGGGTGTATCGACAGTCGTTAGATTTTTTTAATTTTACTACAACAATTGGCAATATGGGTGTTACGCTTATAAATAGCGAAAACTCAATTAAAGGTGGTAGGTTTTCCGATCTACTTGCTAGTAATAACTTTGTTAATCGTAAGTGGGAATTATTTCTTAATGCTAATAATACATCAACTTTAGATACGGCTGCAAGAATGATTGCTTCTGGTGTTATCTCTGGTGATATAAATTATGACTCTAATAATGTCACATTAACTTTATTTGACAACACTTCTAAATACCATAAAAGAGTTCCAACCAATACAGTCGTTGCATCAACTTATACAAACGCACCCGCTAACAATATTGGTAAACCAATTCCAATGGCATATGGAGATTCTCACGAAAAAGGTGATATTGGTACAATTCCAACTTCACACTTTGATCGCTTTTACAACTTTTATAAAGGAGCATTTCCGGCTATAATTACAGATAAATGGGACGTACAAGAAGAAGGTTCTGAAGCATTAGCAGACAGTCAAGCCATTCATACTTTAGATAATGAAAATATTTATATATATAAAAATGGTTATTATCCTACATTAACCGGAACAATAGACGTTGGCGGTAATCCAGAAATTGAATACAGAGGAAGTGCGGCTTCGGTATTTGTGCCTTTAAGCTTGTCAAATATTGCTTCTGAGAGTACAACGGGAAGTGCATCAGTTGCAGACGAAGAGAATACAAGCGATGGATCATTTTCTACTTTAGCAACTTGGACAGCAAATGGTGCAACGACTAATCCTTCAACTGCAACAATGACTTTTGCATTACCACAAATTAATAAATTAGGAAACTTTAGTACAGTAAATACTTTAGTTCGTTTTGGAACAGTTACAGATATTGGCGGTGAAGATGACGATGTTTTTCGATTTACTAAAAATTCAACAAATGTTGATATTGATTCGATGTCAAGTAATTCAGAAGTTAAAACAGACATTGGCAATTTGTATTCTGGCAAAACAGCAACTTGGGACTTTGAAGGATCATTGAAATATACTTTAATGGCTGGAAGTGCAAACGAATCTGCACAAGTAGTTGAATCTGGAATTGTTGTTGATTTTACACTTGAAGATATTGATCCACACGACATACAAGAATTATATGAAGGTGGTCCAATAAAAATGACAGTCCAAGACGGATTTATGTCACCAGAACAAACTTTACAAATTGGTTACGATTATAATGTTTACTCAAGAACAGTTACCGGCTTTACACCTTCTAAAATAGATTATGTTTATTATTCTGGAAAAGGTCGCAAGTATGGTTCTTATATTGATGCAGATGACAGAGGTAGTGGAGAAAGCGGAGACAATGGATATGCTGAAAACGATTTAATTGAAAATCCTGTTTTTATAATTGAAGATATTATTCGTGATGAATTAAGTCTTGGCTCTTCAAATATTGATTATGCGACTTTTGACACAGCGGGAAACACAACTAATGGATATTTGGGTGACATATTTGAAGATGCAGTTAGTGATGTAAAGTTTGCTTTTGCACAATATAAATTTATTAATTCAAAAGATATTTTTGAACGTCTTGGGCGACTTTGTTTTTCTTATATTTTTATTAGCGGCGATGGAAAATTTAAAATTAAAACATTAAGAGCAACGAGCGATTATTCTTCATCAGATCAAACTATTGATTTTGGAGACATAGAGTTAGGAAATATAAATAAAACATCTTTTGGTAATGTAAAAAACTCTATTTTAGTTAAGTACAACCACGATTACGGAGCAAATCAAAACAAATCTGAAGCAACTGCAACTGATTCAACATCACAAGGGACAACTGTTAATGGATTTAATCAAACAATGAAACTTGAGATTGAAGCAAATGAAATTCTTGATTCAACAACCGCAACTAAATTAGCTGAAGCGTTATTAGCATTAATGAAAGATAGGAAAAATACAATTCAATTTTCTTGCCTTCGTCCAAAATATAACCATCTTGAAATTGGGGATATAATAGATTTTAGCAATTGGGATTCAGATTTAAAAATTTACGGACAAACAATGGGCGGCTCGTGGAACGCTACAACAAACACATTTTCTTCAGTTACAACGACTTGGGAAAATATGGCTTCTGGTTATTTTATAGTGTCAGACATTACAAAAACAGTAAACGGCTGTTCAATTAAAGCAATAAAGGTATCATAAGATGGCAAATATGAACATAGGGACACCACGTTTCTATCCAGACGAAGTAAGTTATTTACTGTCAAGAGGTGTAGCAGCAACAGAGTTTGCAGTTACGGCAACAAATACAACTAATAAGTTTATGGGAACATTCACAACAGGATCAGCAGCAGAGTTGTTTGATTTAAGACCATTAAACAAAGTGACTTTTGACACAAGTGCAGACACAGATGCACACGTACTTATTACAATAGATACACAAAGCACGTCTAAGAAAAATTATATAGCTTTATTAAATCACAACCTTGTTAGTGCTGTTGGTAAAATAAGAATATTTGCCGGTGATGAAGCAAGTGATGTTACAGCGGTTGATGGTGCAAACGCAGATACAGGAAATATTACTTGGGCGGACGATACTGTAATTGAAGTAGTGAATGGTGATACGACAACAGCCGCTTCAAATGATAAAAGTGTTGTAATTGAACCGGCAACAGATGGAAGCACAATTGTAAGATTTGCAGAGCAAACAAATAGGTATTGGGGCATACAGCTTGAAGGAAACACTACTAATACAGGAGTTGCGACAAATGGAACTTGGGGCAGTACAGATTGCTTTGTTGGTTGTGTAATGATTGGAAGATATTTTGAAATGCCACATTCACCAGACCTTGATCTTACACGAATGATTTCATACAACAGATTAAACGACTTACAAGAATCGCACGGCGGTCAGAGATTTAGCAATTTAAAGACAATAGGCAGGACAGCAGCAAGCACGTCTAAATCACCTTTTACCACAGCTTCTAACCAATATGATATGTATGGTGGACGTATTATATATGATATGAAATACAGCTTTTTAAGCAATACAGAATTAATGCCAGATGAATACGACATCATTGCAGACGATGACAACTTTATTTCAGACGTATGGAATAAAACAAATGGCAATCACTTGCCGTTTATCTTTTCTATTGACAAATCTTCCGAAGGTGACAATGCAGAGTCCGAACATATATTTGGTCGATTTGCAAACAACTCTTTAGATATGACACAAGTTGCACCAGAAATTTATAATATATCTTTAACAGTAGAGGAAGAATTTTAATGGGTAAAAACTTTATGTGGACGTTTGTCGGATTTTGTTTAGGATTAATTGTTGTTGAATTAACAGATAATAAACCCGCTAAAAAAATTAATTATTATACGAATGATCAATATATGGTAAGATATATTTACAGACCATTTCCAAGTCATTACTATCATTATACAATGCAACCAGATACTTTCAACAACCAAAGACCACAAAGACAAGCATCTAATGGCAATGGAGAAAGTAGAGTTAAAACACATACAAACACTTTTAATCATACCGCACAAGAAAGACAAGAAAGTTGGGGAACTAAAAATTGAATCAAAAATTTGGAAATCTATATGCGAGGTTTTTAGTCGTATTTGCAATCTGGACAACCATTGCATTTATGTTTGTGATAGGACACTAATGATTTGGTTTTATTTACATTGTACAATTGCAATAATAGTTTTAATAACAGATGCACAAGGTACGTTTGAGCCTTTTATGAAAAAATGGGAAAAGAAATTAGGAATCCCTGTACCAGAAGAAGTTGTAAAGGAAGAAATAAAAAAACAAACTTTGTTAAACAAATGAAAAAAGATAGAATAGAAAGATTTTTGCAAACCTTGTTAAATCTTACGGGTGTAGTTGGTGTTATATATATTTTTATGATTGTATCTTCTTGTGATGATAATATTTATATCGGTGGATACAATAAAGATTTTGAAGAAATAAGTCAATTAATATTTGAAACTGATTCATTAATAATGACAATACAAAAAGATTTGGATTCGTTAAATGCAAAAGGGTATTAACTCTGATAGTCAAATACATATAAGCATTGCTTTTTTAATTAAAGCAATAGCTGCAATGGGAATTGTCGTGAGCAGTTGGTATCAAGCACAAATGAAATTTCAAGAGATAAGCATTAGACTTAATGATATAGAAGATCGAGTGACAGTTTTAACTTCTGCTGTGCAAGGCATGGAACAAGAACATTTAAAAGAATTAGAAGAAGAAGTAAAAGAACAAAGAAGTTTATTACAAAAAATGGGATTTAAAAAGTGAGTAAAGAAATAAGTGAAGAAAAAATATTAGGATCAAAGTTTACCTTATCTTTGCAGACTATGATTGCAGCGGGAACAGGACTTGCTAGTCTGATAGGTATGTGGTACGCATTACAAGCAGACATACAAGAAGCAAAAGAATTGCCTGTTCCTGTATCTTTGTTTTCTCAAGAATATCCAAGTAAAGGAATTAGTGATTATAATTGGTCGCCTTCGTACGAACAATACAAGCAGCAGATTTCTCAACTCCAAAATGATGGTGACGAGATTTTTGAGACTTTAGAGGAAATGCAAGAAGAAATAAGTATATTAAAACAACAAGTAATTGATTTAAGGATTAAAGTCAGATGAGATTATTATTATTATTATCTCTAGTTTTTAGTCAGCAAAAGGTTACAGACTCAAATTTTTACGGAGCAATATACAAAGGTATGCACCTAGTAAGGTTTACGGCTGAATGGTCAGAAGATAGTAAACAAAACTTTTATCAAGGCAAGTTTATTGTGGATGGTGATAGTGCTTACTATGGGACAATAATGACTATACTGCCAAGTAAAAACGTACCGGAAACTGTAAGAAAATTAAGATTGAGGAACTTTCCTAGTGTAGTTTTATTTAAGGATGGTAAAAAAGTAAAAGTTTGGAAGGCAAATTTTGATGGTAAACTTGAACTAACTACGGATGACGTAAAAAAATCTATCCAATGGCATTCACGAGGCAATTAATTGAAAGAAAATAAATGAGTCCAATGGTTAAAATTTATGCTGAATATGGTGCGATTGGATTGGTATGTGCTTTATTTGCTTATATGATTATGAATTTAATTAAAAGCCAAAATGCACAGAATGAAGATTTAGATCAGATACGTCAAGCTATATCAAAGATGGAAGGAAATGTGCGTTCTACTTTTGATATAACAGTTAAATTAATAGACAGATGGAATAGATCAGACGAAACCACACAAAAATACAGAAACGATATTGTTAAAGAACTTAATGATGTTACAGACGATTTAAATTATTTAAAGGGACGTATCAACGGCAAAAGCTAAGTACAAGCACAAACATACTTCTAAAAGCCTTATATTCAAGCGATATGAGGCTTTTTTGTTTATTTTAAGTATATGTATGTTCAAAAATTATAAGGCTGTATATGGTAAATAAAAATAATTTGCATTTAATATAGCTTTAGCATTATACTTAAGGTATGCTTAAATCGATTCAATTAAATAATTCACCGGGACATACACACAACGGACAAACGTCTGTGGTCGATTTAAGCACCGATTTTTGTCCCGGTAATCATTTAAGAAAGAGTAATAAAATGAGAAATATAAGCGATACACTTGAAAAAATTAACAATCGTTTAGGTAGGTTAATAAGAACTGAAGAAGATTTTGGCTTAGGTTTTAAAAAACTATCTAAAGATGAACGAATGATCACACACTTTGAAATGGAAGTCATTCGTATAAAAATAAACTGCCTTTTAGAATTATTAATAAAGGAGGACAACTAATGAATAAATTAATAGAACAACAAGGAATAGATGCTTATATAGAAACAGAATTTCCCTTGAATGTATTTAAATCTTGGGATGTTGTTTTAGGGTTTTTTAGCGAAGTAAAAAGCAAAGCAGATAAAGACTCACAAGAAATATATGACAAATTACCAGAAATGGTTAAAGTTTATCGTGGTATTCTTGTTAAAGATAATCACAAAAGTAGTATAGGAGTTTCTTGGACAATAGATGTCAAGGTTGCTTATATGTTTGCTTTACGATTTCAGCCACTAGGCGGAGATGCTATTGTTTATGAAGGAGAAATATACAAGAAAGATATTTTATTTTTCACAAATGCGAGAGAAGAATCAGAAGTAATATTAAATCCCGATGATATGATTTGGGTTGAAGAAAAAGAAATAAAAGAGGACAAATAATGAAAGTAGAATGGAAGCCACAGCCTTATGCTAAAGAATTAAAAGCTAGAGCAAGGAACGAAAGAATAAAAGAAGCTTTATGCTTATTATTTATGTTTGGAGTGTTTACATTTATATTGTTGTTTTTTAGTTAGGTAATTATGATAGAGTTTTTTAAACATATATTAGGACTTTGCGGAGAGCCACACGGCTTGATTCATATTATATTAACTTTTGGTGGTATATCAGCAATTATAAAATATATAAAACTAAAAACATTTAAAAAATAATGAAGGGTATTGAATATAGAGCAATGATTGAATGTGGTACACCTAGAGGTAATAAAGGTCGTTCAATCGTTACTAATACTATTGATGAACTAATAGATAAGATCGTAAAAAGTGGCGACAGTTGGGTTTTGAATTACGCTCATAGATGTCACTTACCAATGAGATTTAACAAAAGAAAAAAACAATACAAATACAAATCAGTTGATAGTATAACCGATATTATACAATCTAGCGTTGATTTGATTAGATTAACTAGGGAGCAAAAGAAATGTCTATAATAAAAGAAAGTTTATTTGAAAGATTAAATCAAATAAACGTAAATAATTACACCGAGAAAAAGGGAAACTTTGATTATTTATCTTGGTCTTGGGCGGTAACTGAATTAAAAAAAGTATCACCAAAAGCTTATTGGATTATACACGAATGGGGTACAGAGGGCAATGAAAGACCATATCAACAAACTGAATCCGGTTGTTTTGTAAAGGTAACTGTAATTGCTGAAGGTGTTGAAATGACACAAGTACATCCTGTTTTAGATAATAGAAATCAAACGATTAAAAAGCCTAATGCTTATGAAATAAACACGTCAATACAAAGATGTTTGGTCAAAGCCATAGCTTTGCACGGATTAGGTTTGTACATATATGCCGGTGAAGATTTGCCAACTGCTTTAATTACAAAAGAACAATCAAAGCAAATATTAAATCTAAGAGATCACGAAGCTATTGATGGCGATACACTAGACAGATTAAATGATTGGATTGATTCAAAAAAAGAGCGTTCGTTTTGGGATGCTGAAAAAGTTATTAATGGTCTAGTTAAAATAATAGATGAATATAATGGATTGGAGAAGTGATAAATGGTACGTCCTAATAAAACAAGTAGCAAAGGCACAAAGGTTAATGGGATGGAAGAAAACCTTAAAGGTGAAACAGAGACTTTTCGGGGATACACCGAAGCTGAATCATTTATCGGTTCAACAACTGAATCGACTGTTGTTTGCCTTGCGAAAAGAATGGAACGACAGTCAAAAGCCTTAAAAGCTAATTCTGAAAAAATACTTCATACTTTATCTAAAATGGAGTATAATAGAAAAGCCTTAGATAAAGAAATTGATAAAATAAGGGGTTTATAAATGGAAACCACAAGTCAAGAAACCAAGCCAACGACTTACAGAATATTTTATTTTTATCCACCAGACAAAAGCCAACCAATGATAATTCTTGTCACGCAATCACAAACACGTGACACAGAGGGCGAGTTCCAACAAACTTATAGACACTATGAAGCCAGAAATTGGACCATTAACGAACGTAAGAAAGAGGAGACTGTCAATGAACCGCAGCAAATACATCCGCAAACAGGAGAGCCAATTGGACAAGATAATGATGACAGTATGTAAAGTGTTCGCTTGGTATATGCTTTTTCAGATTTTAAGATCCGTCATAAATAATGGATCACTAATTGGCTAAACGCTTTATAGATACAGGACTTTTCCGTAAGCGTTGGATTAGACAGCTTAGTCCAAATATGAAGTTGTTTTGGGTATATTTATTAACAGATTGTGACCACGCTGGTATTTGGGAAGTAGATATTGAACGTGCAGCGTTTCAGCTTGGTGTAAAGCTTGATGAACAAATTATACTAAAAACCTTTAATCGTAAGATCGTGCCATTTAAAGATGGTAAGTGGTTTTTGCCTAAATTCATTGAATATCAGTATGGTGAACTAAATGAAAAAGTAAATGCACACAAATCTGTAATAAAGTTATTAACAAAGTATGGATTAAATGTGGAAAACCAACAGTTGCCCAACAGTTGCCCAACTGTTAAATCAACTCATTTAACTGTTATGGATATAGATAAGGATAAGGATAAGGATAAAGACAATAAGAAAAAAGGCAAAAAAGAACAATTAGAAGAAATAAAATTAAACTTACCTAACTATTCAAAAGATTTTCCACACTTAAATATTAAATGGTATTATGATTCGTTTGTTGATTACTTGGATTCTAATGATAAACGATATAAAAATTATGCTTCAGCATTTAAAAACTGTTGCAGACAAGAATGGTACAAAGACCGACCAAATTCAACTAAAGCCGGTAAATCTAAATCAAGTACAATTGTGATTGCTTGTCCTTCTGGTCACGTACAAAGAGAAGCAAGTAAAGGTGTTCGAGCCGTTTGTCCAGAATGTCACGAACAGTTGAAGCCAATAGAAGAAATACAGATAAACAGGGCAATTGCTTGATGAATAATAAAATAAAAGTTTTAGAATTATTTGCGGGTTCACGAAGCTTTAGTAAAGTAGCAGAAAAATATGGGTTAAAAACTTACACAAGTGACCACAAGCATTTTGATAAGATAGATCAAGTTTGCGATATATTTGATTTTGATTTAGCAAAAGCATATGATAAACTAAGTGGTTTACCAGACATTATTTGGGCATCACCACCTTGTACGTATTTTTCTGTTGCATCAATTGGACATCATTGGAATCAAGACCATACACCAAAAACAGAAAATGCAAAATTAGGTGTAGAAATAGTAAAAAAAACTATGGATATAATTAATATTATAATAAATATAAATAAAAATGCTTATTATATTGTTGAAAACCCAAGAGGTAAATTAAGAAAATTAAATTTAATTAATCCTTATGATTTAAAAACAGTTACCTATTGTCAGTATGGCGACAACAGAATGAAACCAACCGATATATGGACAAACGCTGATTGGTTGCCAAAACAAATTTGTAAAAATGGTGATAGTTGTCACGAAGCCGCACCAAGAGGAAGTCAAACAGGCACACAGGGATTAAAGAATGATTACGAAAAAAGCAAAGTACCAGAAGAATTGTGTAAAGAAATATTGTGGAGTATAATTGATGCCAAGAAAACCAAGCCGAAAAACCCTCGTAAAGAACCTTGATAAAGCCGTTTCAATATACATTAGAAAACGAGACAAGTTCTGTGTACAATGCGGAACTTCCGACAATCTCACGAATGGTCATATCTTCACACGGAAAAACTATTCAACCCGGTTTGACATATCGAATGATGGTAATTGTCATTGCCAATGTTGGTCTTGCAACTTTAAGCACGGGTACGACCAATGGGATTACTTCAAATGGTACATTGACAAGTTCGGACAAGAAAAATTTGACGAATTACGAAGGCGGCATAAGGCTGTGCAAAAATACAAAGACTATGATCTGGAAGAATTGTTGAAAGAAGTACGTGAGTTATTATAACACAAATAAATTAAAAGGTTTTGACCTTAAAGAAGCTAATCGAAAAGCTAATACACAAGAAGATCGGATTCTTGGCTTTTTTGAAAAGAATAAAAACAAGCAATATTCCCCAGAAGAAATACAAACTTACTGTCAGATGGTAACCAAGCCATTAACATCTGTCAGACGTGCAATGTCTAATCTTACAAGAGAAGGATATTTACGAAAAACTAAGTATATGAAACAGGGTAATTATGGGAAGCAAGTTCATACGTGGGAATATAGAGGGCAAATGAATCAAGAGAAATTATGGTAACCACATACCAAAGGAGAAACTATGAGAGCGATATGTCCGAAATGTAATTCAACACATATTCAGAAAAAAGGTGTTGTTTATTCTAAAGGTTATGAATGCAATGTACAAAGATATAAATGTATTGGTTGTCGTAAGCAATTTCAAGTTCCAAGAGATTCACCAAAAGTTGATTTACCTAAAATTTTATTGTTTGATATAGAGACTGCACCAATGGAAGTATATGTCTGGGGATTATATAAGCAGTTTATTCCACATACTAATATTATTAAAGATAGTGACGGCGAAGAAAAGTCTTGGTATGTATTATCGTGGGCGGCAAAGTGGTTGTATGACGAGAATGTTGTATCTGATATAGTTACACCAGAAGAAACAAAAACACGTGACGATAAGCGTGTATTGGAATCAATATGGAAACTATTAGACGAAGCAGATATTGTTATAGGACATAATGGCGATAGGTTCGATCTAAGAAAGTTAAATGCACGTTTTATTGATAACAATATTAAACCACCTTCACCATTTAGGACCATAGATACATTAAAAGTAGCACGTAGAGAATTTGCTTTTGTTTCATATAAACAAGACTACTTGACAAAACACTTTAAGTTAGAGCAAAAACTTTCAACAGAGTTTCAATTATGGGTAGATTGTATTCACGGAAATCAAAAAAGATTAGACGAAATGGAAGAATATAACCGTCACGATGTAATCGGATTGGAAGAAGTTTACTTAAAACTTAGACCATACATAAAGAATCACCCGAACTTAGGTGTATTAATGGATCAAGATGTTTGTCCTAATTGTGGTTGTGAGTTCTTAGATGAAACAGATACAAGCTATTTTACATCAGCAAACAAGTTTCCTGTGTATAGATGTCAAGGTTGCAAAACACCTTATATTAGACACAAAAAAAATTCTAATTATGTGCAAACTAACTTGAGAAGTGTACCAAAATGATACAAGTTAATAAAGTATTACCAAATATATGTAAACAAGGCTCGTGTTTGAGTAAGGGTGTGTATGAGTTTACAGATTATAAAGATGGCGAGACAATTACGTTGGCTTATTCTTGTAATAAGCACGTTGATAGTGTTAATAAACTTTTAAAAAAGATATATAAAGGAAATGAGGGCAAAACTGAAACAAACAATTAACCTTGTAACTGAAACAATAAAGCGACAAGATGTGTGTGGTTATAGGTTATGTTTATTAGGTGAAGGTTGGCAAACCAATGCCCTCAAATAATTTAATGAGTTTACGTAAAAATATATAGTGGATACTAATTTTATAGATGAAATGGTAGAGCTAGAAGATTCAAATGATGATTTGATAGAACAAGCAACTTATTTTTTAGCAATTGAAGCGATACAAATATACGAGGATGAAATGTTTAATAATATGTATGAATGGCTCTACGATGTAAAAGATGCAGAAAACAATATTTATGATTTACACTATTCTGATTTGAAAAAAGTATCAGATATGTGTAATGATATATTAAAAGGTGCGATGCAAGACTTTATTTGGATAAGAAATTAATTGTATAAATAATAAGGAATTTTATGCCTAATAAAGATGCAAAACGTAAAAAACAATTGAAGGCTAAGAAGCGTAAAGCTATTGCCGAATATAAAGCAAAAAAACGAAGGGAGAAGAAAGATGCAAGGAAAAAAGAACTATCTTAATGGTGCAGTAATAAAAGAACATACTTTTGATAATGGTGGTACAGAATTAAAGGTATGGATAAAAGTTGATGAGTTTTTTGAACAGCTAGAATCTATTGAAAACAATGGTTCAGCTAATATTATCATTAAAAAAAGAAAAGAACCTTCAGACAAAGGTGTTACTCACTACATAGTTGAAGATACTTATAAGCCAAAGGCAACAGATCAACACGAATCAAGATATGGTTCTGAAGAAGCGGACGACTTACCATTTTGATTGATGTAATAGTAAAAATAGCCGGATCAATATTTTGTTTAGGTGTGGGTTTAGCCTTATTAGTATTTAGTCTAGTTGTTTTATGTTCTTTTGTTGTTGAAATATACCAAAGATATTTTAAATGAACGAACCAAGCCACGAACCTTGTCCAATGTGCGGACATTATGAACAAGAACAACGCATTACAGATGTAAATGAACTTGCAGATAAAGCTATAAACAATCTAAAGTTTCTTAATCTAGGATTTACACTTGGTTATTTTATGACCGATTTAGAGCGATTAGTGTATTTTCATCACCAAATTAGAAAAGATAGCTTTAAAGAAATATCTAATATAACAAAAAAGTCTCAATCGACTTTAAAGAAAGCTTGGAAACGCTGTAAAGTCAAGGGTGACAAGGCTTTAGCGGAATCACAAATCTAAAAAGTTCACCTTTTACCATATAAGTAAGAGGGTATTTGTTGCCCTACCCGTGTTTCTGGTAATCAGATGGTAGTATATGCGGCAGACAGGAAAACAAACGTACTCTTACCGGTAAGATGATACGATACGACTACAAATGCAACAATTGTTTGTGGGTTTGGGAGACTATTCGCACAATGGACGACAATTCGTCCGAACAATGTCCTAAATGTGACTCTTGCAGAACACGCAAAGTCATATCACCAATATCATTTATACTGAAGGGATCGGGATTCCACGACACAGACTACAATAAACGTGGACCTAAATAGTGCCGATACCACCAAAAGCAGTACAGAACGCTGCTCGTGTTGCTTTAGAGAGAAGAAGAAGCGTGTCACCTTCAAATAGGGGTGGAACATTGGTTGGAGTAGCTAGGGCAAGAGATTTATCGGGCGGAAAAAACATTAGTTTAGATACAATTAGAAGAATGAGAAGTTTTTTTGCTAGACACGACACACCGGCAGAAAGACGTAATAGGAGAAATGATGTAAAGGGGAAGGCATCAGTAGCTTGGGGACTATGGGGTGGCAATGCGGGAAGAACTTGGGCAAACTCTGTTATTGAAAGAGAGGAACGAAGTGCCAAAAGGTAAAGGATCATACGGAAGAAAAGTAGGCAGACCGGCAAAGAAGTCCGGTGGTAAACGTAAACGTAGAAAGAAAGCATCTTATGGCTACTAATTTAAAAGGCATAAATCTTAAAGGTTTAAGTCGTACACAGAAATCACAGATGCAGACACATAAAGTGCATCATACTAAAAGACACTTATCAAAGATGGCGACTGAAATGCGTAGAGGTAAGACGTTTGCACAAAGTCATTCAATAGCACAAAGGCTTGTTGGCAAGTAATGGCTAAGTGGGAAGGCGATGTTACTAAGTCAAAAGATATTGCATTGAATGTAGAGTTGGTAGGTATAAAGAATTTAAAGATGACTCACACGTGGCGATTAGAGTTTGATGTGTACGAGATTGATTCGCACAAAGTAAAAGATTTAATGGATAAGATAGATAAGCCTTCAGTAATGGCTTTAGTTGATAACGATGGCTGAAACAACGGTAAATCAACGGTCAAACGGTCAATTTGCCAAAGGAAATAAGGTTGGCAATAGGTTTAAAGAAGGAAATAACGCTAATCCAAACGGACGTAACGGCTCAATGTCAGACCTTTTTAAAGAACTTGCGAAAGCAAAGGATAGTAAAGGCAAGACACGTAAAGAAAAGATATTGAACAAAGTATTAAGTATGGCAGAGAATGGATCACTAAAGGCTGCCGAGATGTATATGAACAGGGTAGAGGGGAAACCCAGAGAATATGTGGAGCAACGTATTAGAAAAGATAAAATCGTAATTGAGTGAATTTCACAATAAAGAAAGACAATATGCTCAAGCATCAGCGGCAATTTTGGGATATGCAAAACCGAATTGTCCTATTGATTGGCGGATATGGAAGTGGAAAGACTTATATCGGAGCATTGAAATCTCTTTATATGAGCTATTTGAACAGTCCTGTACCGGGAATGTACATATCACCTTCACATCAGTTGGCGACCAAGACGATTATAGTGACACTAAAAGAGTTATGCGAACGTGCTGAAATCGATTACACATATAATCAACAGAGGTCAGAGTTTACTTTTCATAATTGGGGCGGTACAATATGGCTTGGCTCTGGCGACAAACCGGATTCATTACGTGGTCCGAACATTGGTTGGGCGGTTATTGACGAGCCGTTTATACAAAAGCGTGAGGTCTTTGAACAAATGATAGCACGTGTAAGACACCCAGAGGCTAAGAAGTCACAGATATTCCTAACAGGGACACCAGAGCAGTTGAATTGGGGTTTTACATTGGCTAATGATCCAAAGCTTGACTTAGGTACAATACAAGCATCAACGCTAGACAATCCACATTTACCAGAAGATTATAAAGAAAGTTTATTACAAGCATATTCAGAAGAACAGATTGATGCGTATGTACACGGCAAGTTTGTTAATCTAACGCAAGGGAGAGTATATAAAGACTTTGATAGAGATAAGCACGTTGTTGAACGTCCCGATCTAAAGAACGAAGGGTTGCCGATTGGTCTGGCTTTTGACTTTAATGTTGATGCTATGAGTACAGAAGTCTTTTATATAGGACCTAATTGGATACACGTATTTGACGAGGTGAGATTAAAGAACGCAACAACATACGATATGGTTGAAGAATTAGTAAAGAGATACCCAGAAGCCAAATGCTTTCCGGATGCTAGTGGTAGTGCAAGACGTTCATCAGCAGTATCAAGTGACCACCAAATAATTAGAAGTAATCCGGGATATAGTATATCAGCACCTAAAGGCAATCCGCCTGTACGTGAGCGTGTTAATTCAGTAAACAAGTTGATACGTGATGGCAACTTCTCTTGTGAGAACTGCCCAAATCTTATTATGGACTTTGAAAGAAACGTATGGCACGGAAACGATATTGACAAACGAGACAGTACGCAGTCACACGCATCAGATGCAATAGGGTATGGTATTAATCGTTTATTCCCGGCGACTAAAAAGATTATGGAAAGCGTAAGATGGTAGCATTTATCTTAGGGATGTCAATAGCGATTAACTGTGTATTTATAGCATTGTGGATATATGGGATAAAAATGGATAAAAAGATTAAAAGGGAAGCACAAGACTTAATTAATAACGCTCAAATTATGAGTTTCAATATGGA